ATTTGATCTTGCTGTATATTGGAAAGATAATATTGAATTTGAAAAACTTATATTAGACTATGATACATTCAATCCGGATGATTCATTAAATGTACAGATTATTCTTATCATGCCAGAAACGGATGATACATGGGAAGTAAAATTTGATAATACACTTGAAACAAGATTTAATAATTATGTTCAAGGAACAAACGAATTGATTGAAGTACAATAAAATTTATATAAATAACACTATATAATTAGAGGAAAATATGCCTACAAGAGCATTTGCAATAGAAGATGGAAATACGGCGTCTGCATCACTTGTGACCGCGAGAACTCGCGTTTATAAAGATATTGATTTGACCTTTACTCCACGTCCTTCGGGGGATATTTTTAAAAAAAACGATGCGGCCGCAGTTAAACAAGCTGTAAAAAATTTATTGCTTACTAATAAAACAGAAAAACCTTTTCAACCAAATTTTGGCGCAAATTTAAATGATATATTATTTAATTTGGATACCGAAATATCAGAAGACCTTTTACCCGATTTAATTTATCAAGCAATTGAAACATTTGAAAGAAGAGCTAGAGTTTTGGATATAACAACAAAAGTAGTACCAGAGCGTAACGATGTTTTTGTGAGTATCACATTTCAAGTGGTGAATAGTGGTGAGGTCGTAGACTTAGAACTTTCATTAAATAGGCTGAGATAATATGGGAACTACAATAAAATCCGTAGATTTAGACTTTGCTAATATTAAAAATAGGCTTAAGGAATATTTAAAAACTCAAACAGAGTTTTCAGATTATGACTTCGATGCATCTGGTCTATCAAATGTTTTAGACGTTTTGGCATATAATACCCACATTAATGCTTTAACCGCAAACTTTTCTATTAATGAATCTTTTCTTTCATCTGCACAATTAAGAAGTTCTGTAGTTTCACATGCAGAAACATTAGGATATGATGTAAGATCATCTAGGTCATCAGTTGCATATCTTAATTTATCTCTTAATTTATCCGGAGTTGTTGATAGACTTCCTGCTGCTGAATTGCCACGTGGTACCACATTTACATCTAATATTAATGGTACATCATATACATTTAGAACTACAGAAGTATATTACGCCAGAGATAATGGATCTGGTTTATATGAATTTAAAACATCAACGGATTCAATTGATATTCCTATTACAGAAGGTACGTTAAAAACAAAAACATTCTATGCTCCTGAAAAAAGTGAAAGACAGATCTATGTTATTCCAGATTCAACAATAGATAAGTCCACCGCAGTTGTGAAAGTATTTGACACTGCATCTTCATCTAACTATAGAACATATTATCCACTTACACAAGCTGTTACTGTAGATGCACAATCAGAGTTTTTTACAATTAGAGAAACACCAAATGGACAATATGAACTCAATTTTGGTGACGGTACTTCTTTCGGTAAATCACCTGATCCTGGTAACAAGATTGTTGTTGAATATCTTTCATCTTCTGGTTCAAATGCTAATGCGGGCACATTATTCGTTCCATCAAATGATATCAGAATTGACGGTATAGACTACACACTTTCTGTCATTACTGCATCAGCTTCAACTGGAGGTGATGAAAAACAGTCGATCGAATCTATAAGACAATTAGCACCAATTGCATTTGCTACCCAACAGAGATTAGTAACATCTCTTGACTATAAGGCTATTATTCTTTCTAATTACACACAAGTAAGGGATGTTGCCGTTTGGAGTGGTGATGAAAATGATGAAGTGAATTATGGTAAAGTTTACGTTTCATTAAACTTTCAAGATAATACACCCGTAGCTACGCAAAAAGCGATTGAAGATTCTATTGTCTCTAATTTTGCTGACAATTTAGCAGTAATGTCAATTGAAATTGTCTTTGTTGATCCAGTAGAAGTATTTGTTGAATGTGATGTAAACTTCGATTTTGATCCAGCATTAACTGGTCAATCAATTGCAACAACAGAAACTCAAGTATTTAATTTCTTACCGACATACTTTAACACAAATTTAAATTTGTTTAACAAAGTATTTCGTAAATCAAACCTTTCAACAGAAATCGATGCACTTGATGCTTCGATTTTATCATCCAGAATTGATGTCAAAACGCAGATGCGATTTACACCATTATTAAATACGCTTAATACATTATCTATAAAATTTCCTAATAAAATTAGATTTCCGTCTTCAATTGTAAATCATGTACAATCAACAGTGTTTGAATTAAATGGAGTGTTAGCTAAAATTAATAATGCGTTGGGTAAAACAAAACTGCAAGTTGTAGATTTAGATGGAAACGTTTTAGTAGATAATGTGGGTAACTATGAAAGAGATACTGGTATTGTGAATATTGTAGGATTTAAACCTGAGGTTATACTGGGTGGAGTTACTTATATTAAAATTTCTGTAACACCTGAAATTGAAAATACACTACAACCTCTTAAAAATTATATTTTTAAAATTGATACAGATAACTCATCAGCAACTGCAGATATTGATAGACAAACAACATCACTTAAAGTTACAATCTAATGGAAACATTAAAAGATTTTGATAGATTAAAAGTTAATTTTCGGAAAAGTCTGGTTGACGAGGTATTACCAGAACATTTTGCCACTAATTATCCTAATCTATTGACATTCATTGAATCATATTATGATCAGCTAGATTCTGATGGTAGTTATGGTGGCATAATTAATGAATTAAGAACAATTCGTGACATTGAAGATACTACACTTGAACGACTGGATTTACTTTTTGATGAAATTGCACTTAATGTATCACAATCACAGTTTACATTTCCTAGAGAAGCAATTCGTAACTTCGGTAATTTTTTTAGAGTAAAAGGTTCACAATATTCTGTAGAAGGTTTTTTTAGAGCATTTTTTAATGAAAAAGTTGAAGTCATTTATCCCAAAGGAGACTTATTTATTGTTGGTTCTAGTGAAATTGGACCAGAACAAAATAAATTATTAACTGATGGAGCCCTATATCAATATCTTTCAGTGTTGATTAGAGCGCCATTATCACTTAATAGATGGGGTGAATTGTATCGTAGATTTGTACATCCAGCTGGCTTTTACTTAGGTGCGCAAATTGTAATAGAAGCTTCGCCCACATTTGCAATTTCTACTGATATATCAGAAACAGATCCTGATGTTAGGTCACTAGTAGTTTCCGAAATTGCTACCGTACCACAACAAGTCGCACAAGGAGAAATCAGTGATATTGCTGCATTGAGACTTCAAGCTCAATTGTTTGGTGGTTTGGATTCCGAATACTTTAGAAATGATGTATATGAAACTCTTTCAAATTATGACACCAATACAATTACTATGGCATATCTAGAAGAATACTATAAAGATCTTCATGAATATGGCGGTTTTGCATTAACATTTGATAATTATAATGATAGTACCGGTACTGGATATATGACCTTCGATAATGTTGTAGAAAAATTTGATCAACGCCAACATCGTGCACAACCGTTATAAATATAAATACTAATTAAATAGGTACAAAATGACACAGCAAATAATCAATACAGGCGCGGCAGGAAATGATCATACTGGTGATGATCTAAGAACTGGTGCTACAAAAATTAATCAAAATTTTACAGAAGTCTATGCTGAAATTGATATACTTCAACAGGCTGTTGGTGTTAACACTAGTTCTGGCATCACTTTTGATAGCGGTGGTATACGATTTGAAGGAGTAAGTGATGATCAATATGAGACACTTCTTCTTGCAGGTGATCCATCAGATGATAGAACAATCACATTACCAGATTCGAGTGGCACACTAGTTCTCGCTTCTCAAGTTGCCGCGCTTGGTTCAAATGCTACTATTAGTCTAATTAACACTACGGTTGATTCATCATACATTTCATTACGCACCGGTGTAGCTTTTGATTCTGGTCAAACTATAACACTTATTAGAGCAAATTCTGTTGATTCGGCTAATGTGATTACTCTTATTGATAGTGCATATATTAGTCAAAGACAGGCAGGATTAGATTCTGCAGAGGTTATTAATCTAATTAGTAGTGGATTGAATATAGGAACTTTTGATTCATTAAATGTTAATTATTTAAATATTACTGGCACAGCAGGACATGGCGGTGCGGCTCAAATCGTAACACCAGCTTCTCAAAGATATGGAATGTCGATCCAAAGAGACTTTGATGATGCACAAGCTCCAGCAGCCCTTGTAATTAGCGGTGATGCTGATGGTGATGATATCGCATTTGAAATTAGAGGTAACGCTAGTGGCGTAGGAGTTGATAAAACAAAATCTAGAAATAATACTGATACGAAATTTTTAGTATCACATTCTGGCCGAGTTGTTATTGGATCAGCCGTTGACTCTACACTTTCTCAAGTAAGAAACTCATCACATCTAAGCATATATGGTGATGCAACTGTAGACAGAATGTATTTAAATGCAACAGATTCAGGTGGTATTGTATTTGATGCATCACATTATGGTGGTGCAGGTGATACTGCAAATATTCAACTAGTTAATGATAGTAGTGATGCTCTTGCTCTTACAATATCTGTCGGAAATGACAATACTGATAAAATTAAAAT